TCAGGTGAGAACAAGAACACGTTACTTCCGCTTACTAGAATCGGCATGTCTGCCTGAGGTGTATCTAATAGCGGTAAGCCTAATTCGCTGCGGCGTTCGTTTACTGTTTTGCCGGCGCTCGTTACTTCTATTTGTGCTTTACGTGCGCTTGCTTCGTCGTCTTGCGTCTTAGCAATCATCATTCTGAATTCTAATTCTCTTGGCATTCCGAGGTAAGCGTATGAGAGGTTAGTAATCATTTTATTGAGCCAATTAACTATCGGTTCAATCGAGATGTATTGCGCGCTGTTTGCTTTTCCGCTTTCAAATCCTGCTCCGCCTAATCCGCTCTTCGGGTTGTATCCAATCTCAGTTGGTTGTACTCCGAAGTGACCGCAAATTGACGCAATTAAGAAATCATCTAATGTATCTTTGTACTTCTCTCCGTATGCGTCGTTAATAATCGGCGTAATACCCTGCGGCAAGATACGTGCGCGTTTGCGTTGCTCTGTTTGCCCGGCTAGGTCGTCGTTGAGAATGTTTTCCCACGCTTTTAATAAGTCCGGATTTGTTCCCCATGTTGCGTCAGTTGCAAACATCAGTTCCGGCATTACTCCGTCAGTGTATTCAGCTCGTATCCATTGCTGTCTGCGTAGGTAAATGTCTGCTAGTGGTAGCGCTCGTTCCACCGGTGAGTATCCGTATACGCTTGTTGTACGCCGGTTTTTAACCATGTACGCAAGGTCATCAGAAGTAAATTCGCCATCCACTTTTGGGTCATCGCTATTTGCGCTGAATTCTGCGCGTGGGAATCCGTAGAGTATTTGCTGGTAAGCAGCTTGCGGCGCCATAGGTCTCATGCCTCGGTCATCTAGCATCGGTTTAATTGTTGCTCCGTCTAGAATCTGCAATCCGTATAAATCTCCGCCGACTGTTTTCTGCGGCCATACTGCTAATGCGTCAATTACTAGCATTTCTTCTAGCGCTATGTTTAACCAATCGGTAAACGTTAATCCGTTTGCTTTATCCGGGTTTTCCCAAAATGTTCTCATCCGGTCAATCTCGTCGTTAAATTCTTCTCTTGCTTTTGCCATCGCTCTTACGTGGTCGCCTCCGCTTTGCGACACAATCTTTTCTGACGCGTCGTTAGCGAGTGTAATATCCCAATCTAATCCTGTTACCTTGCCTTTAATTACTTCTATGCACCGGCGCAAGATGTCTATTTGGTCGGCAGCTGCGCGTAGTGTCTTAAATGGTACAAGGCGCGTTTCAGTAATGTTTATGTTTTGTGCTACTTGGTATTCGTAGCGTCTTGGTTCCGGTCTTCCGGTGATTGGATTAACCGGGTTAATTGCTCCCGGTGTAATTGGTATTCCCGGACCGAATGGAATTCCTGCTAATAATGGATTGCGTGGGAGAGGGTTTACTGTTCCGTAGTTTTGCCCGATTGCTCCGGGTACTGCGTTGCGCATTTGTTGTTCGTTCATTGTTATTGCGCCGGCCGGTAAATTTGGAGCCTTTTCTAATTCTGTTCCTGCTATTGCTTTTGCGATTCGGTCGCGTAGACCCATGTGAATCTCCCTAGGTAATGCCCCTTATTGTTCAGGCTTGCGTAATCATACACTTAAAATTGTTTCTGCAATAGTTAGAGTTCCTGCCGCATTTTGGGTCATAATTGAAGTGCTGTTATTTGCCGTTCCAGTCCAAACGGTAACAGGGTCATCTTCTATTGGTATATCAGTAGTTGAACCATCCCAATAATAAAAAGGGTCATTGCCTACAACGGCAAAAACACCATCAACTAGCAAAGTGTCACCAACGGCTCCTAATGAATTGAATCTAACAAGGATTTCCATAAACAAACCTGTAACATTTGTTGGAGTAAATGTTAAAACAAGCCTATCCCACGATGTTGAAGAAGTAGCAGAACTGTTGAAAGTCTCAATGGCGGTTGTACTTGTCGCAGTTGTTCTAGTATTTACTCTGATGTTTATTGTCCGAGAGCCGACTGTTCTTTTAACATAAGCGGAAACTGTGTAAGTTGTTCCGGGGGTAATTGGAATAGAATAAGTAGAGTTACGCGTTGTAAATATATTACCAGCCATACCAGTAACAGTAGTTACCATTTGATTTGAAGCAGTGCCAAAATAAGAGTCGCTAGTAATTCTTGATTGGGTGGCACTGTTTGTTGTCCACCCTGTTGTATTTACTTCAAAACTTGGATTAAGAACAAGATTTGTGCGTGTCCCAGTACGGTATTCAACGCTTGAAACTGTTGATCGCGTACTTTGTCCAATTGTCACATTGAGCGTATTGGGTTTTGTTACCGTGGTGTTAATAGATGGCTGTGTGATTGTTACACTAGGCGTTCCGTAATTAGTAATTACAAAATTAACAGTAGGTATCTGCGTAATAGTGACATTGTTGCCACTGACAATAACGCCGTAAGTCATCTTGTAACTTGCGGGCTTATAGTGGCGTACCCTTCAATTATGCGGGTAACTACGCCCGTTCCGTCTGTTATTTCGCAATCATAAACATAAGAGCCAGCCGTAATAGCGCCTGTTTGTACGGCTGTTGCTGCAATAGCAATAGTTCCAGTTCCAGCAGTAATGGTAATTCCAGCCGCAGGGCTACTGGTCAAAGATAAAAGCGTGGTTGTTGCCGCATAAGTTTCTCTAATTTGAAGCGCGGCTGTGTAGCCAGTTAAATTCACGGCAACGCCACCAGTGTCTTTGTAAAGAAAGTTAATAAACCAGTTTGCGCCTTGATCAATAGTTACATTGTATTGAACTGACATAACTCTCCTTATTTAGACTGCTCTTGTGTTTCAGCAACGGTAATCATAGCGGTTCCACACTTAGAACAATGTGACATTGATTTAGGCATAGGTAATCCACACTTAGGGCAAAAGTTAGCAATGGCATTAAAGTAGTTAGTTACATTCTGTGTACCAAGCAAATCGCTAAACGCTTGCACCATTGCATCAATTCTGTCTGGTGAGTCTGCGTCAAATGGAGTCCAGATAGTCATTTGATCTTCTAACTGCGGGAACTCTCCTATGTGGTGAATTCTGCCTTGTTCATACATTGCCGCTACTGGTTCAGCGCGTAACCTTTTGCCTATGTGCGCTCTGATTTCTCTGATTGGCAGGGAATGTCTAATCTGCTTTAGAACAGCGCTCACCATATCGCCGCCTTGGTTTACTTCTACAAGAATTGTGTCAGCCTTCCATTCATCAAAGACTGATACGGCTTTAGAAGCCCATTCAAGCGGTGAGCCTTTGAATGAGTAATCACCAAGGACATAGCCATGCCCACCTGCGTCTGATCCGCACACAATAATTCCTGTTTCATCTGATGCCTGTGTGTTAGTCACTGCGGGGTCAATAGATACGGTTATACGGGCTAATGGCGGGGCTTTCTTTAGGCGGTTACGGTCAATAAGCCCCTTAGTCCATAACGCGCCTTCTGTATCTTCAAGGATCTCCCCGTAAAGTTCTTGCCTTCCAAGTCTTGTACCGTTGTAACGCGCCTGTAATTCCAGCAATGCAGATGGCGCAAGGTTTTTAGCGTTATCAAATGTAGAACCACGGGTAATGGCTACTGATCCGTCTGTGCGGTTAGCCAACATGCGTACTAGCGGTGTTGGGCGGGGCGTTGTTGTAATAACTACGCGTGGCTTCTTACCTAGACGCAATCCAAACTGTAATTGATCCCAAGCGTCTGAGTATCTGTATGCCGCTAACTCATCACACCAAGCGCCATGATGTTGTGGTCCACGGAAACGGTCTGGTTGGTCAGCAGAAAAGAGTTTTATCCGTGAGCCATTGACCAGCAATATCTCACCCATGGATCTATTCCAATGGGCAAGCATGTGATAACGCTTCAGCACTGAAAGCACACCAGACTCACCTTCAGCACATGTATCTCTAGCGTCTGAGAAAGTAGGCGCAACAATCGCCCATCTTGTATCTGGGTTCTCTATTGCCTCCCAAGCAAGCCATTCTGCGGCTGTACGGGTCTTTCCAGCGCCTCTACCAGCCATGTATAGCCAGATGTTCCAATCACCTTCAGGCGGTAGTTGTTCCTTGCGGGCTAGGCGGTTCTTCCACATATATCGGCTCGCCTTGATCCTGCTGTTCAATGAGGGTGGTTGGTTGCTCTCCAAGACCGTCAATGAGTCTGGCGATTGCATCAACTTCTGCGTCAAGACTTCCTGCTCCACCGTCATAATTCACCACTTCTGCTTGTATCTTGGTAGGCGCATCTAGCCCCAAGAATTTTGCCCGCCTGTCCATAATCCTTAATACAAATTCCCCCGCTCGCATGTTCCCCTGTATTGCAGGCTCCCAATAGGTTGATTGCAATTCATCTAAGCGTGAAAGTTCCATAAACAATGCGGCTTCAGCAGGCTCTTGTTG